ACAGGAATGGTTGATCCATTTCTGACAGAACCGCCACCAGTGCCTAAATAAGCAGTTGTTGTGGCAGCAGTTCCATTTGGTGCTTCCTGAAGATGCGCATAAAGCGCATTCTGACCAATTGGCGTTTCTTGTTTACGCCGAATTAAAGTCCATTCATGTTCCACCCAAAGTTCTCCCATAGGGGAGGCAGCTTGGCAACCATTAATTGCCACTTGAAACTGCCCCAGGTCGTAGAACTTAGAGGTGCTACTTGCAGGAGCGGCTTGATTAGCCGAACTATACACAAAGTACTGGTTAAGAGCCATTTGATTGCCCATAGACTTATTACGTCCCCTACTTTTATGTGTTTCTGCCACATCATGGCAAAAGTGACCAGTGAACGGAGGACCGCTCACAGAGCCTTCATAGTTTTCCAGCTGACTGATATTTGTAAAAGTCGAGTCATCCGGATCCATGTTCGTAGCCATAGCAACGATTCCAGCAGACGTATTAGACCCTGAGGCCATATACTCTTCACCGCGATACCAAAAACGCAAGAAGTGACAGATGAATTCTTCATACGTAGCAGCAATCTGAGAGAAGACAGGAAATAAGACCACATTTCCTGGATTGAGGAAGAAATTCTGAATCAACGCAAAAGCAGTCGATGCAGCCACTAAATCCGTCACTTTCTCAAAGCGACGGTTAAAGTGATCCCGGACCTGGTTGGAATTTTTCCACACCATTCCGACGTTGACACCATCAGTTACCGCAGACATCACCCCGGGTATTGACTTGATGGGGGAACCGCCATTTTTCTTTTGGCGACTTGTTTTTGGAAGTTTGGTACCACCCTTTTTCTTTTGCTTGGCCGCCTTTTTGGCGGCTTTCTTTTGGGCTTTGCCTTTTGGACCAGCCATTAGCAAGAGAGAGGTGAATACTGAATGAGAGAGAAAGAAGAAGAAGAAGAAAGAGAGTTTGAAGTTGCAGATTCGAACTGAGACTTAAGAAAATTTAAAAGGGAGACGTACGCGCTTACCAGCGGAGAACCCTTATCTTCTTGTCCGGCATACAATGCCCAACACCATGGATCTGATTTGTAAATCGCATCAATT